GTCGGTTGTCGGTACTAGTAACCCAGTCACAAAAACTCTGCCAGTTATTAGATGGTTTTGTTAATGTTACTGTAGTTGCCATTTAGAAAATGCCAGGAATTATCTGGCCAGTAATAATGTATGAGCCTATAGCTGCAACGAAACCGATCATTGCTAATCTTCCATTGAGTTCTTCTGCATCATTCATAAGTGATACTGCTTTAGAGTTGTTTGTCATAACTATAGGTTGAGTTTCTTGGGGGAAAATGTTTTGCTTACCATATTCAGTGGTAATCATTATTAAAAATTAAAAGTCCAACTTGTGGCGAGGACGATCTTTCGGGTCGCCACGAGTGGTTACGCTTTATGTGCTGCTGCTCCTCTAATAAGTAAATTTATTCTTTCTTCATCAGGCATGTCTCTTAAGCTACCAGAGCGTGGGTTTTGATGAGGTGATAGAGTATCTGTAAGAGCTTTAGCATCACTTAAATATGTCTCTACATTCTCAGGTGTATAAGGTACTATGCCATCAGGTGTTTCAATCATATAAGGATTACCAGAAGGATCGTATAATATATGCTCTTTAGGATCATGTTCACCAGACCATACAGGATTATCTGTATGAATTTGATGGGCTATCAACATCTGATTGTTTTGACCAGCCCAGTCAAATGGTTGTCCTGGGTTAGGGTTAGGTATTACAGGTCCACGATAATCACCAAAGTCATCATATGGATTATCTCCATAACCACCTGGTCCATCCTTTGGTATCAGAAATTCTGCACCTGTTACACCACCAGTATTAGTTCTTTGAACTTTTAGCCTATCAATAGTTCTTAATAAACTTTCATCTTTTAATAACCTTTTCCATGCTTCACCTGCAGGTTGATCACCTCTTACGCCAGTAGCAGGTACACTTTTAAGTTGAGGTTTATCATGTGTAGCTACCTTATCTGGTATCCTGTCTTCATTCTCAATTAACTGATCAACAGTGTATGCATTTTTTTCTAAATTCTTTTGAATTCTTTGTTGTTCTTTAAAACTAAGAGCCATTAGTACCCCCTAATTTTCATTGGGTTTTTCTTTTTCTTTGCTGCTTTCTTTGCAGCTGCTTTACCCTTCTTTGTGTATGGGTAATGCTTTCCATTTACAACAGGCATGATTAGAATGAAACGTCTGAGCGTTCTAGTTTTTGTATTACTTCCTGTCTATATGCTGGATCGTTATCATAACGTGGATCACTCATAGCCTCAACTAATTGAGCTTGACTTTTGTAGCCATCATCTTTAGTTTTTGGTGCTGTTCCTGTTAACATTCGTCCATCATATCCAACAGTATCATTATATCTATATGCAAGAGAACGTACTGCAAAGAACGCAGCTAGGGGATCACCACGTTCCATGACGGCATCAAACATATCTACCTCTTGTTTATTAAGAGACTTGTTTGCCCATTGCATCATGTTTTTATAATTATCTTCTCCACCTACAATACTATGTAGTTGTTCAACATCCTGCTGTGAGAAATCTCTGTTAGCTGGAGGTTGTCCTTGATTATCCTTTCTATACTGAAGATGCATATTAGCAAGATCAGTAGGATTCATCTTACTTAATTGCTCTAAAGTTTCTTTGTTATATTCTTTACCAGAACTAGCTTGCTCCCATAGATCATCTAGGATTGTAGATTGAGGAGTATCTTCCTTATCATTCTTAATTTCTGGAGGATCTTGAGAATCTTCAGAAGGAGCATCAGGTGTTTCTTGTGATCCTAACTTCTTCTCAAGTTCAACGTAAGCTTTTTCTAATGCTTCTGCATCTTTATATTTACCAGCAAGCAGTCCTTCTTGTTCGGACTGCATTGCCTCACCAACCTTCAGAGAATCTTGCTCTTCAGGTGTTAAATTATTCTCCGTGGTAACTGTATCAGTACCAGGATCATAAGTCATTGTTTCTGCCATATTTATTCAGGTGGTTGTCCTAATTCTGCAGCTAGTGCAGGGTTTTTAGATGGATCATTCAGAGGTGCAGATGCTAACTGACCTTGCTGTTTCATTTGCTCCATCTGCATTGCTTGTTCTTGAGCTTGTTGCTGTTCTTGTTGTATCTCTTCCATACTCTTAACAAGATTGAGTACATCAATACCTTGAGCAGCAGCTAACCTCTTAATAACTTCATCAGGATTAATGTATTGTTGGATAGCTTCTGGTCCCATTGTTTGTGCAATGGTTGTTAAGAAGTTACCTAATGCTTGTACGTCTTGACCTCTACCAAGTGCATTGATACCTGCAACAATGATAGGTTTCACCATTCCTTTAGGGATACGTGGTATCTCTCCAGTCTTCTGGAATACACTAAGTTTTCTATTAAGATATGGTACTAGGAATTCAACTGTAAGTAATCCAAAGAGACCACCTAACTGTTGTTCTAGTTCCAGTTGAGTCATCTGTACTTCTTGAGCAGTAGTTCTCTCACTATCTCTTACACTAAGTATAAGGAAAGCTTCGTTTAATCTCTTCTCAAGAGTAGCCATTAACTGGTAGGCTGTCTGGAAATCAGCAGTCTTACCTACTTGTACTACACCTATATCATCAGGTCGTCCTTGAACGATTGCTCCATTACCTGCCTGTGCCAGTGTCTGGGGTTTTGTTGTGCTTGAGGGTGATACAGTAAAGACTACTTTAGCAGCTGCTGCAGAGCCTTCTACGAGTGCCTGAGAGAGTGCTTCAAGTGACTTTAGATCTCCTATAAACTGACCAACTCTACCTCTACCATATGCTTCACCATCTACTGTATTAAATCGTAGTGGTAACCATGGTGTTGAATCTACAGGGGCTTTACTTCTAGAGTCTGGGATGATATGACCGTAGACTTCTTGATGCCAAACGAATCTGTTGTTGTCACGTGTGACATGAGTGTAGACATCTACCTCTTGAGTTTCGTTTGATTCATCATCGCTGATAGCTTTAGCTTCAGCTTCAGGTGGTAAAAATTTTTCGATTAATTTTTTATTGATACGTTCTCTTGTGACTATTTCAATCACTTGACCGTTGCCATCTCGTTCTAAAACAAAGCGGTTAAGAGGGAATAGTTTTAGACCTGCCTTACTCATAAAGATAAGAGCATTACCACCGACAACTAAATGCTGCAGTGCTTGGTGTATTACTACACGATCATCTGATGCAGCAATAGCATCAAGGATAGTGCGCTCTATCTTTGCAAAGGATAGGTCTAATTCTGATTTAACTTCAGGGGGAAACTCCTCACCTAACTGAGATTCATCTACCTGTAATTTAAAGAAGCTGGTTTGTGGAGGGACAAGGCTAAGTGATAGCTTAGAAGCTAAAGCCACAACCCCCTTTGCACCAACGCTTTGCCAAGGAGTCTTCAGTTGTTTCATACCTTTCGCATGCTCTTCATGACCACGGATAAGATATGGTAGTGTTAGTTTCCCTGCATCTTCTGCTTCGGTTAGAAACTGGGAACGTTCGCTCGATAAATAATCGTAACGTTGTTTTGCTGTCATTGTTATACTAGTATTCCAGTATTGAGTTGATCTGTATTATTACCACCAGTACGTATTCTTAAATTAGAATATCTTTTCTTATCTCTAGTACCCTGAGAACCAGCAGCCGTGGTAGCGGCTTGTTCTCTGGTTTGAGAACCTCCTGTTCTCGATTGTTCGTTCTGATTTGTTCGCTGGTTCCGTAATTGATTAGAGAAATTTTCTATAAGTTTTTTCCCTGCTTTAGTACCTTCTATTATTAATCCAGCACCTAAAGCAGCAGCACCATAACCGCCAAGATGATCTAACCTTGCTATCTGCATATCCTTATTATTCTGTGCTTTTTTAAACCCACCAGTTGCTGGATCAATTAAAGAATCAATTTTCTTCTGAAGATCATCATCATCAGCCCAATCACCACTACCATCAAAGTTATAAGGTAGGTCTGAGTCATCACTAACGTATGGTACATTACCACCAGCTAATTTGAAGGGTGATTTGTAAGGTTCGTAAGGACTACTAGGCTTTTGGTTTGGATTAGGTTTCTGCCTAGTATCTTTATCTGGTGGTGGTAATGGATCTGCCATTGCTAATGGATCTTTACCACCTATCCAACTCCAAGGATTTTCACCACGAGCACGATCAGCATTATAAGCAATACCATATTGAGAAGCCCAGTTACCTAGAGCTCGGTCATGAATTGTGTTCATCTGATCTGACAATGCTCTATGTTTAGAACTTGCAGCATCCGAAGCCGCATATCTTCTCATAGCTTCTGCTTTTTCAGCAGTAGTACCTGAAGTTCTACCTCCTAAATATCCTAAAGCATAATCAGTTGCTTTCTGATAATCAGACCATGCAGCATCTTGTTTTTTCTTATGTGCTACTACTTCTGGAAGCTGCCAGGTATCTACAAATCCTCCATAACCTTGACCCCATAGAACATCAGGTGTGATTCTCATAGAATTATTCAAAGTTCTAGCCATTATTATCGCTCCACTCTTTCATTGTACCATTCAACTACGGCACGTTGTCCTGCTTTATACATAATACTTGCTAACTCCTCTTTAGGATGTGGATTTACTGGTGGAAATCTTTCCTCCATTTCTCTGAGGAGGGATTCAGGCGTTGGACCTAGTAAAGGTTCAAGCGTATTGGGGTAGGTTTGTGTTTGCATGTTCAAAGAAAGCTGGCATTCTAGCCGCTTTGGTGTCAGAAAACTCTGGAGCTTTCCCTTCATACATTAAGCGATCTGAGGCATCCAGCCAAAATTTTTTGTCTAAATATTTATCGTAGGTATTTGTACCTAGAGGCTGGAGTACCCAGTTAATAGTGGCTTTCCTAAGTTTATCCAAAGAAGGGCTAGCAGATAGACCCAACTCAGCGCATACAAGAGAATTACTTCCGACATGGATCTGCTCGTCCCTTGAGATGTCGGCAGATACAGTCCGAAGAGCAGGATCCCCATTAAACCTAAAGAAAGGGAGTAGAACAAAGAAGATTGCTCTTTCAGCCACGAGAGCTTTGGTAATAGTGTGATCAGGGTGTGCAATCCATGCATCTCTTAACTTTAATGCCTCCGATTCTGCTTGTTCATCTGCACCATGAGCATCGACTATGTACCCTAGTGCAAGATCATGTTTAATCTCGTCTTTAACGTTTGATTCAAGAAGTTCCCTCGCAATAGTGGGAACCTCTTTCTCAAGACCTTCTTTAATAAATTCTCCAACTGGTAGCTCCATATGACGTATTGCGAGAGCACGTTTGATGGTTTCTTCAGCACCTTCTTTTACCTCCCCTTTGGTTGGTTGTACTGGTGTCCAAGTTCTTTTACGTTCTAGTANTTTNTNATANGGATGTTTTCTCATTATTCTTGACAATCACAGGTTATTGGNTCGGTATTNCCGAGNATNTCCTGCAAGTAATCATCGACTTCGGCTTTATCTAATGCTGCATACGCATCGCTCTTNTCCTGTACGTCGCCCATTACCTGAAGGCTATAGTAGAGGGAGGTCTGCGGTGATTGCAGCCACTCTTCAACGAATTCCCTATCATATGTCACTACATCGGACCATGAATTAAAGGAATATCCGTGAAGAAGTCCCGTGTTTTCTAAAAGTATCATGATGTTGTCAGCAACTCTCTTATAGTTGTCCCAACCAACTTCACTAGCGATTTCAACATCGCCATATTCAAAATGCTCTACTCCAAAAGTACCACTATCTCTATCCACAGAACGTGCTATTGGAGGTGCTATTTCTGGTGTGGTAGTAAAACCATCAAGTCCCTTACTCTTGTATGAGCAAGAGGCAGTAGGAGCTATAGCAAAAGCTCTTACCATATTATTTTGTTTTGCAACATATGCAGCTTCTTCTATAGCTTCTCTTAAAGCCCAAGCTACTTTATGTACCTTCTCATTAGTGAATGGTAATTGTTCATTAATTTCTTCTAATGCATAACCAAATTCTTCATAGGTTATTCCTTCTCTTCTGAGGAAGTTGGATAAGCCAAGCATTCCGAGCCCGACTTGCCTATCGATATCCGAGGATAAGTATTCTCCAGTCCCTCCAACGCCTGTTCTGCCATGGAGATCGCACAACTCGGACATACCTTGAGAGAAAGCCTTTTGTAAGTCCCGTGGTCTACAGGCTGACATATTAACATGCTGTAACAAGCATGTTCCTCGTGAGGGCAGGTAAACCTCAAGACACACGTTTCCGTATATTCTTTCGCCATTTTTGTCATATTTTATTTTGTTAAGCCAGATGTCACCGGATTTAATTCCATAGAGGATGGCGTCTTTAACTCTGGAGTCGGTAGTTTGCCAGAGTCCGGAATCGAGATCGACGCATCTTTTAATCCACGGAGCATCAGCCCTTGGAAGCTGCACGAACTCAAGAATATCGGGGTGATTAATATCCAAATGGGCAACGATCGCACCGTTCTTATAATGCCCACCCCTGCGAAGTGTTTCATTTAATGTTGAATAAATTTTTGCAAATGAGACTGGACCACTGGCTGTTAGACCTTTTCCATTCTCGTGTCCTTTAGGACGTAGTTTAGATAAGTGTACTGCACACCCTGCACCATGCCTCAATGCATGTGACGCAAACCTCCAGCTAGCTTCGATGCCTTCTGGACCTTCCATGGAGTCCTCAACGACAAATACCGTGCATGATACTGGTAGGCGTGATTCTGGATTATCCAACCATGATTGGACCCGACCAGTGCGAGATATAAGTTCAGCTGTCATTTAAAATAAATCTTCTAAAGTTGGTGGTTTATAATTTGGTCCTTTAAGAACCTTTCCATCATCTCGGTATATTGGTTTACCGTCCTCTCCGAGTTTGGACATATTACTTTTATGTACTCTATCTAACGCTTCATCTAAAAACCAACCCATATTCTCAGCATATTGATAACATACATATACTAAATCAGCTAATTCTTTTAAAGCTTCTGCTTGTAAATCTAAACTCCTTCTAAACAGCATACCTTCTGCCTCAATAAACTCCTTGAACTCTTCAACAATCAGATTTTTCTGATATGTACGTGTCCCTTGCACTTGGGAGTTCGCTATATTGTACTTTGTGCGAAATTCCTTGGCTTGCTCGGAGATAAAGGTCTTTTTCATGGTGGAGTTCGTTTTCTAGGTAGTGGATTGCTTTTTCGATGTCTTCGATTTTGTTTTTTGTTTTATGTCCTGCTCTTGCTATGTATTTGATAGCATTACCGAGATGGAAATTTAATCCGTTTTCTCTAATAAAATCCCAAACATCGCAGGAACCTCGTTGATAGTAGGATGGACCTTTGGCCATTTTTTAATTAAATTTTTAATTGAATTACCCATGACAAAGTTTTGTCTTTGCATGGCAAGAAAGACAGTGACAAGATCTTCGTATGCAACCTCGCCACTATTTAGTCTGTCGTCTAGAATCCTCATTTGTAGATCCTGCTCCATCGTCAATTCTGTAATCGGAGCTGGGATTCCATAAGATTGGTTCTTTTCTTTTGAAGTCATAATCATCTACTGTTAAAATTCGTGCAAGTCTTGCATTGGTTAAAGCTTCTTCTTCATCGAAACCTTTATCTTTAAACATTTCAACTACTGTTTTCCAGCTATAACCTTTCTCTTCGAATATATTTGTAGCTCTTTTGACCCCAATTCCTGGTACTCCACCATATCCATCTGTCTGGTCTCCAGCACAGCTTTGAATCAGATGCCATTTAGCACCCTCTTCCGGTGTGATTGTGAAAACTTCTTCAAAGTTATATAGTTGTCCAGGGATCTGTCTCATATCCTTATCAGGTGAGACAATAGTATTTCCTGGAAATTTGGTACTGTAAACACCCATGGTATCATCAGCTTCCAATCCAGGTTTAATAATAACTTTATATTCTTTTTTTAAAGCCTCTATAACACGCTTGTATCCACAAGGTTTTTTACGATTACGATGACCTTTATATGACTCAAGAATTTTTTTTCTAAAATTCACACTGTCAGAAAAGAATAATATTAGTGTAGAGAGGGATCCAAATTTGTTTTCAATTTTGGTAAGTTCTCGTTTCGTTGCATTGTATGCATCACTAAAGTTAGAAGTGACAAGAATAACATCGTTACCAAAGTCAACCTCATTCTCCGCTGCAGCGCACGACTTATATACGATGAAGTCTGCATCTATTAATAATTTCATAAATTAGTGGGTGTCTGCCCAGTTATCTCCATCTTTAGCTTCAGCAGCTACGGGTATTCGCATATTGTAATGCTCACCTGCTTCAGCAGCGGAGAGAACAAGAAGATGTTTGAGATCATCAACATGTTCTGGGATTGATTCGAACTGCAACTCGTCATGAATAAAAGCGAGCTGATTGCAGCGTAAACCCATTTCTTTGATATGGTCATGGGTAATAACCATCCATTTTTTCGCAACAATTGCAGCCGACCCTTGCAAAAGGTAATTTAAACTTTTATGTTTTTTATCTACTAATATCTTACGTTTGTCTAGCCCCAGTACATAACCCCTCTCACTAGCCTTGTATACAGCTTCCAAGAGTTCTTTAAGTCCTTCAATAGCATTGACATACGCTTCTCTAATTTCTTTACCTTTCTTCTTTGCCTGGTTCTCGGAAAGTAATTTGTCATAGGAATATCCTAATTTGGCATCGCCCGCCCCATAAAGAAAGGCGTACGAAATTGTTTTTATTTGTTTACGAGTGACTCCAATTTTGTCTGCATTTTCTTGGTGTATGTCCCCTTCGAGAAGCACTCTAGCGTATCTCCCTCCATCATATCTACCGAGATAGTGAGCAAGCATACGTAACTCAATACCGCTAAGATCAGCAGCAGCAAGTTTCTTACCTGGACTAGCAGTAAATAAACGTCTGAACCTTTCATCACTAGGAACCTGCCCTAAATTTGGAGTACGATGGGCGCATCTAAATGTAGCTGTTGCTACCGAACAATGGTGATGTATTCTAGACTTCGTACATAGCTTCTGCCATGCGTTCACGCCTTCGGATATCATCCCAAGCTTTTTGGTCAGATCCAGTAGTGTCAAGAACTGAAGAGCAATATCCGTCCCAAGTTCTTTCAATACGGTCTCGTCTATAACTGCCTTCCCTGAGTTCGTTGTTGATGAAGGAATCCAGCCATAGTGTGTTTGTAAGATCCATGATATGTGATCCCTAGATGCGGGATTGAAATCTTTTAATTTAGTAAGTGTACAACCTTCGACGTAGCCTTGGCGAGAATTATTTCTTTTAGGAGTAAATTGCGATCCTTCAACGAAAGGATGCCTGTTTCGAAGTAACTTACAAGTTTTCTCATACTCATTTCTGAGAGTAGATTCAAGTTCCCGTGCAGCCTGTTCATTAAAATACCATCCATGGAGCTCCTGTTGTGTAAGTATTTGTGCAACCTGATGTTCTAACGTAATCCATTCAGGTATGGTAGGAAATGATTCCATAATTTGGTGGTAACATTAACGTCTTGGACGCAATAATCTTCCATTTCCTGAGACCATTCAGACCAATCAGTTGTCTTAGCAAAGTTTCCTTTGTATTCATTCAGTCTATATCCATAGGACTCAAGAGAGTGGCGTCCATATAATTGTAATGGCATGTGTTTCCATGCATGTGATTTATCTATATCGAGTAAATTCGGATGATATAACCTAGATAAAATGAGAGTATCAATAATAATACCAGTGGGATTAAAGAAAGGGTAGATACGCTTGATGATAGGGATATCAAAACCCACGATATTATGACCGACAATGAAATCAGCCATTTCGAGGTGTTGGATTGCTCTAACCACAGGCGAAGACATCCCTTTACCAGGGCTTTCATCGTTAAACGAAACTGTTTCATTGTCTTCAACATAGTTGTTTGCAATACAGTGGATACGGGTAGCATCATTTAATAGACCATTAGTTTCTAGATCGAATATTATTATCCCTGTTCCAGTGAAAGGTTTTGTCCTTGAATTTTGCTTTTTCAACTGCTTCCTTGCTAGGTGGTTTAGGTTTATTTAGATATTTATACCATGGATGTTCATATCCTCCATCAAAAATCCGTGGCTGGGTTAAAGGTGGTTTCCTCAGTTTCATGTTCAATAAATCTACATGTGTTTAAATCATAACTTAATCGACAACTCACTCCAACTTCGCCTGAATAGCGATTTTTAAGAGTTCTAACTGTCGTAAGTTTTCTATCAGAATCGGATTGCTGATCGACTTCGAGGGCAACGACAGAATCTGATATTTGAGCAATGCTGTGAGATCCTCTAAGTGAGGACAAGCTAACTCGACCTCCCTCTTCGTGCGAAGTCCTATCATTACCACTTCTCCTTAAATGTGATACTAAAAACAATGCAACACCTGTACGTTCTACCAATGACCTTAATTTTGTCATTGTGGTGTCTATCATTCTACGCTCATCCCCATCTAATCCAGATAGTAATATACTAAGGTGATCTAAAAATATAACCTTACATTCTAGACCAGTAGCCATATATTCTATTCTATTATAAATTAGATCAGGTTCAAATGAACCAAAACCATCAAATAAAAATAAATTCCATTTATCTATTGATTTGGAAAAAGCTTCTGTTAATTCTTCTTCAGTATGTTCTCCAATCTGAAGATTTTTACCAACAGCTGTGGACATCAATCCAAGTGCGGTTCGTCTATTGCTTGCTTCAAGCTCCAAGATACCAACTGATTCCCCTTTGCTGAGCAAGTCAGCTGCAATGTGACGCATGATGGAAGTTTTTCCTGAGCCAGAACCAGCAGTAAACGTGACAAGTTCTCCGTACCTGATCCCGTGTAACTTCTCGTTGAGTCCTTGGAACGGGTATTCGTGATCAAAGGGTGCTTGTGGCGTTGTGACCGTCGTGAGGAGCGTTTTTCCATCGACGATACCATCAGGTCTATAGGGTTTAGCGTCCCAAATAGCCTTTCGAATCGCTTCAGCATCGTCAGCTTGTAAAGCCTCTGAGGGGTCTTTAAAGCCCTGTAGGGTAGCGATTTTGACCTTGCCAGGCGGTAATACTGACGCAACCTGTTCTGTTGCCTTACGCCCTGGATCATCTCCATCGAAGAATAGAACAATCTCCTCATAACCTTGGAATAGTGGAATCTGCTTTTGTATATCTTTCTTTGCGCTCGCAGCACCATGAGGAAGAGACACCATTGGCCATCCTCCCATAGCTTCGTAACACGATGCAGCATCTAACTCACCTTCAGTAACAACAATACGTTTACCACTACTAGGGAAACGATGCTGACCAAATAAAGTGTTAGTGGGAACTCCTTCATATCTGAAGTCTTTTTGTTTTGTTTTAATTTTGACACCTTGTAATATACCTGATTCGTCATAATATGGGAATCGTAAAGTATCTCCGTCCCTGTAGATTTGATAAAACTTATTAGTTTTTTCAGATATTTTACGTTTATGCAACCTTTCGGCTGATCCTTTAAGATGTACTGTTTTGCTCATCTTGTGATTGTGAACATCATTGTCGCCTGTTCTTTCGTGACAGACGAAACAATAGGTGTGGCCATCAGAATAGAGAGAGTTTCCATCTGATGAACCACACGAATTGCAAGGCATGTGCCTAACGAATTCTGATTCGGTCATTAGACCAACCATTCAATAGGTATGTCTTTATAAGAAGTCCAGGGTATGTCGTGCTTTTCACACCATTTGGCATACGTTGTTTTACTACGTTTACTAATGGTATTATAAGGTGATTGAAATACCATTCTTATGTCTGCATCTGGGTTAGATTTTTTAACAGCAAGGATTTTCCTTCTGTCTGTTGGATCCCAGTATCCTTTTGCTTCGAGGTAAGTATAATTTGGGAGAACAAAATCAGGAGTATAATTATGCTCAATTGTATAGCCAAGTTTCTCAGACTCATACTGATAAGATACTCCCAAACCTTCGAGTAAATTAGCGATATTTTCTTCAAGTTGAGACCTGAATTTAATT